GTCGTGAGTGATGGCTACCCGTTCGGGAAACTCTTGCCCTTCTCGTAGGCGTGACTGCTAGTACTCTGCAACTTTGAAGCCGAAGCAGATGTTTAATCCAGCCCAAGAGGGATGGCTGGAACCATTTAGTCGCTCGTGCGTCCGATGTTTCAGGTGGCGCAGAAGGTACACGGTCGTTATTTGACGACAGAGCGAATATAGAGCATCGTAGTGAAAACGTCAACGTGTATGGATGAAAAAAATCAAGAAATTATCGAGAAAGTCTTAGCCTATAAGCTGGAGGAACATCCTACGCTTCCGTCGCCAAATAAGCGGCAAAGGATGGAGATGATCGAGAACATTGGCCCGGAGAAGGTACTCGACTTGTTCTTGATGCGGGAGAACAAGATTAAGGCGGAACTGAACGACCCCATGCGGTATGGCCACGAGCTGCCGCACTGGCCGGATGCCGATAAGCTGTTGGGGCGCTTTAACGAGATCGTCGTCCTTGGTGGGAACAGATGCCTGGCTGGCGAGACGGAGATATACGATCCTGTAGCAAAGGTTTACAGACGCATAGATCAGATTACGGAGCCGTTTTACGTTGAGTCCTGGGACTTTGATCTTAAGAAGAAAGTACAGGGACGCGCATCAAAGCCCTTTCAGAAGCCTGTTGATAACTTATACCGCGCTGTTCTAAGCAATGGAGAACAAATTCTTTGTTCGGCAGAGCACCGAGTTTCAACTCCCTTCGGATGGAGTTCCCTAAAAGACATTGGACTCGGCGGGCTTGTCGCTTCTCATCTGACAGGCAAAAGTTGGTTCTCTTCTTTCCTTGGTGCGCTGCCCTTATTCTTGCTAAACCTTCTTCCGTCCAGCGTGGGCACTTACCTTTCAAAGTTGCGCGAAGATGTTCTGCATTGGAGCGAAACAGTTCAAGATTTTCTATCCGATTGTCCGTCGTCACTTCGTTTTTATGATGGACGACTTCTTTTGGGTCTAAAAACCGTCCTAAGTGGGCTTCCATCACAAGTCGATGCTCAAGAATGTAGGGAGTATGTTTTTTACGATGAGGATGGTCGGGCGCGTAAATCTCAATGTACCCGTCCTTATTTTGTATTCGGCCTCCACGCCATCCTTTGTGCAGGTTCCCGCTTCTTGGCCCGCTTCTCGGACATTGGATGCCATATTCACGGCACACCTTCGACAGATACGCTGTTGAGTATTTGTGACCATGTAGGCGCTGAATTTCATCCAAAATGCTCTGCAAGGTGTCTCCACGCGCGATTGCGGTGGCTAGTTCGGTCTGCGATATCATTGATTTTAAGGGTGGTCTCATGGGCTTTAACTAAACACAACGAACTTAGACTCGTCAAGGTTTATCATAAACGAAAGGATACAGTATGGGACATCTCCGTTGATGGGTATGTTAACTACTTTACTGGAAGCATTTTACATAAAAATTCAGGCAAAACTGAGTACGCCGCCAAGCGTATGGCCCAAGCTTTTATTGGCACTGACCTTAACGGCCAAGCGCCGGACTGGGTAAAGGAGCGTCACGGTAAGCGTAACATTCGCATCTGGTGCCTGCACACTACCCACATGACCAGCGTCTCTGCCCAGCAGAACGTCTTTTATAAGTACCTGCCGCCGGAGATTCGCAACATTAAGCGCACTAATCATACGCAGATTAGCTTTAGCCAGAAAAACGGCTTCAGCGACAATACGGCTGTGTACATGGGTAACCAGATCTGGTTCCTTAACTACGCCCAGGACATTAAGGTCGTCGAAGGTGGTGAGGTGGACTACGTCTGGTGCGATGAACTTGTCCCGCAGAACTGGCTGGAGACCCTTCGCTACCGTTTGGTTACCCGCTCAGGCAAGCTCATCGTCACCTTTACGCCGGTGCAAGGCTACACCCAGGTCGTGAAGGAGTACATCAATAGTGCCAAGGTTACCGTCAGCCGCAAAAGTCCGTTATTACCCAATAACAACGTCCTAACGGTCCCTAAGGGTGAGATGCCGTATCAAGCGGAAAACCTCTACGGACGACACGCCTGTATCTGGTATCATACCGAGCTCAACCCGTATAACAACTGGGAGCGTATGAAGCAGGAGCTTTCGGGTCGCTCTAGCCACGACATCAAGATCCGCGCTTATGGTTGGGCAGATCAGACGGCTGGCTCCGAATTTCCAATGTTCGGTGACCATAACCTATGGAAAGGTGACGCTGAAGAGGTTATTCCAGAGGGTAGCAACTACATGGCTATTGATCCAGCAGGTGCGCGTAACTGGTTTATGCTTTGGGCTAGAGTAGATAAGCATGGTATACTATGGGTCTATCGTGAATGGCCAGACCAAAGCTACGGTGAATGGGCTTTGCCAAGTGATAAGCCCGACGGTCGAGCTGGCCCGGCACAGAAGGCAGGGGCAGGCCGTGGGGTGAACGAGTACACCGAGCTTATCTGGAGCCTTGAAACTGCCGGTGACAAGCGCGAGATGATCGTTGACCGTTGGATTGACCCTCGGACGGCTGGCACTGAGACGATCACTAAAGACGGCGGCGTCACCGTGCTTGATCTGCTTAGTCAGGCTGATAATCCGCTCATATTTACCCCTGCCGCAGCCCTGCCAATTGAGGAGCGGGTGCTATTAATCAATGATCTTTTGTCATGGGACAGAGAAAAACCAATGGAAAAAGGAGTAAACCATCCAAAACTAATGATACATGAGTCTTGTCAGAACTTAATTTATAGTTTAAAGGAATGGACTGGACAAGATGGACAAAAAGGTGCTAGTAAAGATCCTATCGACGCTTTAGGCTATATGGTTGTCATGCAGCCAGCCTATTTTGGCGGCTTAGATTGGGAAAAGCAATCTAAACGAATGTCTATGACAGGAAGTTATTAACATGATCTCACCAGTTGACCCTTTAGCTATTGCTTCTGATACGCCTGACATTGGCGAGCTATTGAGCGAGTACAATCGCTCGATGATTAACTCGTCGCAGGGTAACTTGGTGACGAAGTTTGATAACATCCGTTTTGCTCGCTGGGCAGGACAGACTGACGACGGCAAGAAGCACAGTACTGCGCGTCCCGAGGGTAGTCCGGCATGGCCATTTGAAGGTGCAAGCGACGTTCGTAACCGCCTTATCGACTCGTCTTGCAACGAGCTTTCCGCTCTGCTTGTCACAGCTTTCCAGCGTGCAACCATCCGAGCGTCTGGCGTAACCCTCGACGATGCGCCGGTGAGCGGCATTGCCACGAACCTTTTACACTGGATTCGCGACTCTAAGATGCCACAGGAGCTTCGTAAAGAGGCCGAGCTTGGGGCGCAGTACGCTTTGCAGTACGGATGGAGCGCGTTCTTTGTAGGCTGGCAGCAGAACATTAGCAAGCGTACACAGGAGATTACCGCTGAAGAACTCTTTCAGATGGCTGCGCAGGCACAGGGATCTGTGTTGGCCGAGTTGCCACAGATGATCTTGGACGCTCCAGATCAAGCTGCTGCGATACTTCAGGCTGCGATCCCCGATCTGGATGCGGCAAATGCGAAGCGAATGGTCAACGAGATGGCTACAACCGGCGTAGCGACGTACGATCAAGAATACGTCAGCCGCAATCTTCCCGAGATCGTTGCGCTCAAGCCTTGGGATGAGATCATCGTTCCGCCGGAGACGGCTGACTTACAGCGATCACGGGTCATTTACCGTAGGACATGGATGTCTGAGGTTGAGTTGCGCGAGAAGATCGCCACAGAAGGCTGGGATCCTGCTTGGGTTGATCGTGCGCTTCAGCAGATCGGTAAGAGCAGCACTTTCTACAACATCAACCTACTCCCAACAACAACCATGTTGGTTTACAACGGCGTAAACTACATGAACATGGTGGAGGTTGTTTATGCTTACACGAAAAGCCTCGACGGAAAAGCTCCCGCCATCTACTTCACCGTTTTTTGTCCGCAAGCGGCCTCTAATCGAAAAGAAGATGCAGCCTCGTGGGCTATCCATCAGCGACTTGATTACGCTCACGGCGAATACCCGTTTGTTGAATTCCGTCGTGAACAGTTGCGCCGCGCTATTACTGATACTCGTGGTATACCCGAGTTGGCTAGCACTGATCAAGACGAAGTCAAAGCCCAGCACGATTCGATCCGGGATCATACTGCCTTCTCGACTCTACCTCCCATCAAAGTCGTCAAACGAATTGGTGCCATCAACAAGGTGGGCCCAGGAGTACAGTTGCCTGTCGTAAGCCCAACGGACTACAGCTTCATGGAGCCGCCTGCGCGTGAACCCACGGTGGCGTTTAACTTGATCAACCGAGTTGAAGCTAACCATGCAGCTTACTTCGGCACGATTAACCCAATAGTGCCACCGGCCAAGACGCAGATGTTGCAGCAGTTGCTCGTCAATAGCTGGCTGCTTAGCTGGCGTAACATCTATCGGCAAATGTTTGCGTTGTGCTGCCAGTACATGAACCCGGAAGAGATCTTGCGTGTCACCGGCGGTCAGTTGCCGCAGAGCTTGTCTGAGATACACAACGAGTTCGACCTTAACGTCCGCTTTGACGTGATGGACATGGACAAGGAGTACATCGCGCAAAAGATCGATTTCCTTACGAAGGTTGCCCAACTCGACACGGGCGGCGTGCTTAACAGAACGCGCCTTACCGAGATGATGATCCAGGCTATCGCGCCTGAGATGGCAAGCGAACTGATCGTCAACCAACAGCAGGCCAGTGTGCAAATGTTTAAGGGCGTGCAAAGTGACATTGGCAACATGCTACTCGGCAACGAGGCGCTGTACCAAGAGAACGATCCTGCCGCACAGACTAAGCTGCAATACGCGCAGCAAGTGATGCAGTCCAACCCGAAAGCACAGGCTGCGTTGCAACAGGATGAAAACTTCCGTGCGCTCTTTGAGAACTACGTTAAGAGCCTTCAGATGTCTGTTATGCAACAACAGAACGCGCAGATTGGCCGGATTGGTGTAACTCCTGTATCACAACAATGACGGAAAATCAAAAGGATGCCTTTGGCTTTTCAGGGAAAAACAATACTTGGAGCGAAGTGCTTAAAGTTATCGAGCAGTTGCAGGAACAGCACTGGATGATGGCTATAAGTAAAGACTGCAAAGGAGAAGATAGAATACATTCAGCAGGTCAAGCTGATGGGATTAATCTCACTTTGAGCACGCTTATTGAATTAAGAAAGCAGGCAAGAGAATTAAATGGCTTGACTAATAACGAAGATTTGGCATAACGCCACTAACGGGCTAACCAGCGTTACTGGTTTGATTATATAAAGGACTTGCTACCTATTAGCATGAACGAAGCACAATCACAGCCTGACGCCGGGAGTCAGGAGGCAGGAACGACACCCGTTGCATCAAAACTCGGTTTGCTGGATCAGCAAAGTCTCAGTGACTTGCTTAAATCTGGTTTCCTTGACGAGAAGGAGGCGACTCCCGCCAAAGAGGAGCAGGCTGAACTTGAAGTTGACACTGAGGAGCCAATTGTGG